ATTTTTGTTTTTAAAATATTCACTTTCACATTGAAAGTAAATTCTCAGTTGATGATATTTTGTATTGTTATATTTGGATTTTAATGGTTTGGAATATTCTCTAAATGGATTTGTGTGGATTGTAAGTTTATCGTATTTTGATAGCATAAAGTTTGATAAGGCACTTTATTTATCAAGTCATTTTTATTTGTTACGATTCTCCCATTTATATAAAATGTAGAGACCTAATATAATCCAAAATGCAATTTCAAGTCCGTAATTATTCATTGATAAACTCCCAAATCCATTTCAATTAAATCCTCACCTTTATGTTCGATTACTGGTGGTAATCCTATTTTTTTCTCTACATCTATTTTTGTTTTTTTCATTTCAATATCATAGGGTATCGGTGCATTCTGTAAACAAACTTGAAGGCATAAAAGTTCTTCATCTGTGAAAGTAAATTGATTCATTAGATTCCTAATAATTTTCTTTGTCTTTCAAAATATCCATGTAAAATCCATGAACTGCTATTCTTTTTATCATCACCACCAACACCAAATTTAAATTCTACTCTAGGATTATTTTTAAATACATCCATTTCTAATATATTATTATTTTTTCTATCACCACCATTACAGAAAATAACTTTCTTTGATATTTCTAAACATTTATCTATAGCTTTAGATGAAGAATTATCCTCATCATTATATGATATTACATCATCTACCATTCTTAAGTTGCTAATAATTTTTGCACGTTCGTCCCATGGTAAAAAATATTGTCCTTTTTTTCTCACTAACCAATCATCTGAATTAATTCCAACTATAAGTCTATTAGAAAATTGTTTTGCTTTATTAAAGTATGATATATGACCACTATGTATTGGATCAAAACCACCTGTAACTAAAACAACTTCATCAAAAAACATCTTTACTCTTCAATATCAAAATGCCATTTTATCTGTTTAATATAATCAAATGTATCTGCCATATATGTTCGATCATTTATATCATATTTTCGATTAGTTAAAAATCTTCTCAATTCATCAATCGAATGAAAACATCCTTGATGCACATGATTTTCATTGTAAAGATGATATTTCATTATCCAAAAGTAGAGTCTGGTTCTAATGCTATGTAGTAGATTAGATTATAACTCGAATTGGTAAATTTAGCAAGTAATTTAGATGAAATTGTTACATCATATGCACCAGGTATTATCTTAATATTTTCAACCTTGAAGTTAAAACTAAACTCTTTATCAGTCTCACCAACAACAACTGCAAACTCATTTGATGTATCATTCTTCTTATCTCTTACAACTAACTTAACAACACCTGCTTCACCAACTGCTGCAAGATCTGGTAATTGATATACTGCTGCTGCCTTTAACAGTTTCTCTAGGGTTACACTTTCTAATTGAAAACTTACATCTTCTGTTGGTAATGTAATTTCTTTCTCTGGAGGAGAAACAATAACTTCTGGATCTGCAAAGAAATATTTTACTCTTCTTTTGCCTTCACGTATTGTAAGATGAGTATCTTCAGTAAAATCTAAATTAGGATCTTGATGTAAGCTTAATCCATTTAAAAATTGATTAAGATCATAGATTGCAACATCCTTTGGAAAATCTTCTGTAATATCTGCCTCTGCTAGAATATTTTTAGCAACAGATATTGTGCGAAGTTTACTACCTCTTTTTACAAGTATAGAGTTATTAATACCTGCAAAGTTTTTAAGAACTGTCAGAGTACTGTCAGATAGTTTCATAGAATCACGTAATTTCATCATTAAGGCATTTGTTCGAAGTTTCCAGAGGGCATTGATGGTTCTCCATAATGTCCGTCAAAATGTAATAATAGCATAGCATAGTGTATGACTTTTAGCAAGTCTTTTTTATTTCTACCATCTTTACTTCCATAACGACTTCCATATTTTAATATGTTTGCTTGACAAAATTGTGCTGCAATATCCCTTGCTGCCATCAAGTCAATCGTTTGGACTTTACGAAACTCATGTTTCGTTCCAGTGTAATGTCCATTGTAAGTATTAGCAACATACTCTTCAAGATCTTTTAAAATTTCTTGTTCGTGATATTTGTATTGATGATTTCTTTGTGGTTCGTAATCCATTTTTTCTAATTCTTTTTTATGAAATTCTTGAGTCCATCCATCGTTATAAGATGAATTTACATTTGTGAAATGATGCATGTACATGTCATCTATAGATGCCATCGTGTCTATTTCATAATCAAGTCCATCATCAAAACCATAATAATTATTGTATGCTGTTTCAACTTCATCGATTTGTTGTTCATCATCAGGAACTGATGGAGGCCAAGGTGAACCAGGTGTCCATTCAAATCCTCCAGACTTTTCTATCCACTCTAAATCTTTACCAACAACTCTCTCTGCTCTTGCTCGATCTACAGGATCAGTAAAAGGATTTTTTGCATCAGGGTCGTTACGAGTATAATCGTAATAAGCATCTGAATGTGGAATGTCGTATTCATCACTTTCTAATGAAGTGATAGTGATATCACTTTTTGTTTTATCCATAATAGGGTAGTCCTTATCAAGTGTATTGTTTAACACGGATGCTGCTAAACTCCATGCATTAATCATAGGGGAGATTTCTCTCCCCTTATTATATCACTCACCTGACTGTTGGTCAACTGGTAGATTAAAATCAGCATCTACTTTGTCATAAAGTTCCATGAATGATTGTTTGGTATCATCATCAAAACGATTTGTGCATACTTGGATTGCTTTTGCTTTATCTTTGAAGATAGAAAATGCACGAATGATATGAACAAGACGACGAGTAGAGATGATCTCCTCAATGCCACCATCATAGAATGTCTTACGAATGATGTCTGCCCAGTCAACAAGTTTCTTGATGAACTTATCATCATGTACACCAACACTTGCAGAGTGAAGTGTTAATAACTTTTCCTCTATCTTAACTGATGGATATGATTGCTCAAAAGTCACAGGAAATCTTTCAAGGAATGCTTCATTTAAAACATTAGTGCCAATAAATCTACCATCATCAGATCCTTTACCTTTTGTGTTTGCAGTTGCAATCACATTGAATCCTGCAGCAGGTTGTACCCATCTACCAATCTTTTTCAGAAAGATACCTTTACCTTCAAGAATAGATTGTAAACATAGAATTTTGTTTGATGCTAAATCAATTTCATCTAAAAGAAGAATAGCACCTCTCTCCAAAGCTTCGATGACAGGACCATTGTGCCAAACAGTATTACCATCGACAAGACGGAATCCACCGATAAGATCATCCTCATCTGTTTCAATTGTGATATTTACACGAATCAATTCTCTACCAAGTTGAGCACATGCTTGCTCTACAGAAAATGTTTTACCGTTACCTGATAGACCTGTAATAAATGCAGGGTAAAATTGTTTTGATTGAATAATCTTTTTGACATCTTTAAATCCACCAAAGGGAACAAATGTTTCGTCCTGTCTGGGAACTAAGTTTTTTGTTTCAGTCTGTGCAGATGGAGCATTGAATGTTTTCTCGATCTTTTCAACTGCTTCTTGTGTAACTTCAAGATTCCACTTACCCTTAGTTACTTTGTATTTCTGCAACTTACGAGTCACAGTATTATAGTGAATATCATTCAAAGAGCAGAATGCTTTGATGTCTGCTGTGGTAACCTCTGATCCATAGAGGGTTGTTAGTTTGTCAACGATTTGCTCTTCAGTCATTTTAACAGTGAAGGGAGTGTAAGTCATGATGTAGTTCTTTGTTTGATATACTTATTATAGTATAAGTTATCATGCAAACAACCTCATATGTGCCACTTTTTTAATTGGTTATATTCCTTGATCTTTATTTCTTTCAAAAAAATCTTTCATTGAAGATTGCAACTGACCTTCATTTTCTTTGGGATCTAATTTATGATATCCCTTTTTCTTCTTCCAGTTTGAATACAATGCTTGAAGATGCCAAGATTGAGATAAATTCTTAGGACCATTTTCAAGTAACTCCAGTTCCATTTTATTACTGGTGTAACTTTTATATTCATTTCTCCAATTGGAGTCATCATAAAGTTTTTGTGTCATCATCCGTATGTAAAAGTTTTTCCTTTGATTTGAGATTGTCCCTCTGGGTTTTTACCCTGTGGTTTAAATTTACCAACACCTACTCTTTTATCTTTTCCGAGACCACCTTTTCTAGTTGCTGATAGTGTACCACTTTTTTTAGTTTGTGTCAATACGGAATCCTGTCCATATTTTTTACCAAGTGATTTAACTGCCTTCTTGAATTTTCTCTTACCCATCTTTCCAGATGTAACAACATGAGATCTTTCCTTGACTTTCTTCTCCTTACCAGTTTTCTTATCTTTCTCCATATATGATCCAGTAACTTTTGTAGCACCTGGTAGACCCTTACCACGAATATCTTTATCTAATTGCTTTGCTCTTGCCTGATTTTCTTTCTTAGATTTGTCTCCTCTCGAACCTGAGAGGATGGCTATACCACCCTTATCAGATTTACTTTTGATTCTTGAGAGACTGCTCTCCTGCATAAATTCTTTATAGGTCTTCATTTCACTAGACACTTTTTTAATATTTAGGCAATCAAATCTACAAACTGACTTAAGATTTTTTTGTTCATCTTTTTAGCAGAAAGTGATTTAGTAAATGCTCTTTTGATTTGAGCTTTTGTAGCATCCTCATCGACCTCAAACTCTGTATCATTTGATAGAGCAGAAGAGCATAATCCAAAGTAAATGTGATATCCAGTTCCCTTGAGTGCTATTGTTTTTGTTTTTCTCCAATACTCTCTATTTGCATTGAACTCTGGAGCATTCCAATCTTCCATATTTTGACGAAGGAAGTTACCGATTTCTCTTGAAGGCATAATACGAATACCAACAAAATTTACATCTGGTAAAGTATCACAAATATCACGGAGTAAGATTGGTGTAAAATCAGAGTAATGAGCACCTGACTTATATGTCTTACCTGTCTTACGATTGCGTAGAAAACAATTTGAACCTACATTCCTTGTTCCAAGAAATGGTTTATCTTCCCAACTTCTTTGAACTTCATGATGATAGTGTAAAGGATATGCTTCACCATCAGTAAGTATTACACAATTAACTTTTTCTACATTATTCTCTTTACGGAACTGTGGAATAATTTTGTGTAATGCCACGATTGATTCGTTAAGTGGTGTTCCAGATAAACCCATACCAACAGGAACAACTCTTGCTGCGTCGTAGTTTGTGAATGAACCGACAACTGCAAATAGATTTTTAAGTTGCTCATCTAACTTCTTACCACGAACTTTACTAGTGAATAGATTCATTAGACTAAAGTTAGGATCAACAGAAAACAGTCCGTCTTTTGGTTCGTAAGATGTTTCCGTTTCACCAGTTTCTTCATTTCGATTAGGGAAACACTGTGTGAATGCATATACCTCAAATGGTATTTGTAACTTTGTACAAAACCAGATAAGATTGTAAAGTTGTTTGATGGTATCTAACATCTCACGAGACATCGAACCAGACCAGTCAAGAACAAATACTAATCCGTGGTTTTTACCATCGGGCAAGATAGTGACTTTCTTAAATAGATCTTCATTGAATTTATAAGTGTGAAGATTTTTGGTGTCAAGGATACCAGTGCGACTAGTAGTAGCACGAGCATAAGCTCCTGCAGACTTGCGTCTTTCGAATTCTTTGACAAGATAGTTCACCTCCTTTTGTGCGTCTCTTTTGAATTTGACATACTCTTCATTTGATTGTGAAATAAATTTCTTTGCGGATACAATCTGCATTCTCATCCAATCTGATGCATCATATGGAATCTCTTCTATCTGTGTATCAATTGATGCAAAATTTTCTGTGATTAAACGATGTATTCTTTCATTATCAACAATAATTTTAGTAGTGTCAACATCTGGTATCTCAAGGTAACGATTCTCAATACCATCCATCTTGGCAAGATTCTTGATTGCATTCTCAAGACTCTCCACAGTCTCTACCATAGGGATTTCTTCTGGAGAATTACCACCCTGCATTGTTGTTTGTTGTACATCATCAGATTCTTCTTCAGATGTTTCTCCAGAATCTGCACTATCTGTATCATCATCTTGCTCATCTTGGGAATCACCTTTAACGGAAAAACCATCTTCACCATCTTCAATATCACCCATATCTAATTCAGAATCATTATTCATTTTCATCTCTTCTTTCTTCTTCTCAATCTCATCTAGGCAGTAGTCATTGATTAACTTTGATACTTCCAATACTTCTTTGAATGTTTCACATGAGGCAACACGATCTACAAGTGTCTGCTCAAAGTCAGTGAATGATATTCTGTAGTGTGATCCAATCTTAAAGAATAGATTGATACGATCAGCAAGTGTCATTCTGGATATATCCTTTTTCTTTACCTCAAAGAAATCTTCTTCACATAGAGTATTGTATCCCTTGTAGAATGTCTTTGTAATGCCCTCATAACGACGTTTCATAAGTTTCTCAATACGAGCATCCTCTACGATGTTTACAATGCTTGGATTGATTTTGTACTCCTTATACCACTCTTCGTTTGGTGTGAAGAGAGCATGACCAACCTCATGACTGACAAGCATATCGACTACATCTTCTGTAGTATTATCCCACATAGGTAAAGTTAATACTCTAGAGTTTACGTTAAATGATGCTGTCTCTACTCTCTTATGCTCAACAACTAAATCTTCTGTTGCAAGTAGCTTAGCAAGTTGGGATTTGATTTCGTATTGGATGGTCATGAGGATTCGTATCTGATATACTTATTATAACAACAAAACCGTCCCGAAGGACGGTTAGTGGACACTTTATGAACTGTCTTTATATACCTTGAGCATAATCAAGTGCTTTCTTTGCTGTTGCCATCAGTTTAACTCTATTGTAATCCTTTGCATATGGAACTGTAAGAGCAAATCCAAGTAAATCTCCTTCTGGATCATCAGGTATTCCCATGGGTTGCACAAAAAATATACCTGCATGAGCAACACATTTCCAACCAATATCAACAAATCCAAGATCTCTTAAAGCACATTCTAATTTTAGAGAAACACAAGCCTCTTGTAAGACCATACGGTTTACCGAATCTAAAATTATTTAGCAATTATTGCTCATAATGTTGAGAGGAGGAAATTTGAGAAAATCCTTTAACTTTATCAAATTGAATTACATTTTCAAACTTATCATTTAAGTCAGACTTATGAGATATCACAAATATATTAGCACCCTTTATAATATAACGAATAATCTTAAGAAATTCATCTGTACCGAATCCATCAAGAGATGAATCAAATACCTCATCCATGATTAAAAGATTTGTATTTACAGAGTTCTTTACTCTTGCAACTTCTCTCCAAGTGAATAAAAGTGCCAAGTCAATTCTCATCTTTTCACCTTCACTGAAAGAGGCATATGAAAAATCTTCATGTATTGGAGACTTTACAGTTTCTTTAAACTCTTCATCTAAAGTAAAATTAATATAAAAATCCATCAACTGAAGGTATCGATTTACCTGTTGATTAATAAATGGTAGATATTTTTTTATAATCTTCGTCTTTACACCATCATCTTTAAGTAAAGAATATGCAAAATCATGGTGATTAATATCTTCTCTCTGAACTGCCAGTTCATCGATTGTATCTTTAAGACTACTTTTAAACTCTTTTAGTTTCTCATTTTCAGTATTTCTGTTTTTAAATTGCTCGGTAGTAATTTGAATTTCTGATTCAAGATCTCTGACTTGTCTCTGGTTAAAAGAGATACGAGTGTTATTTTGAGAAATATCATTATTGAGTTTAGTAATCTCCTTTGATAATTTTTGGAACTGACATTCTCGGTCTTGCTCTTTTTTGATGGTCTCTTCAAGGTCTTTATAACCTTTCTTAAGTTCCTTAGCTTTAGTTTGAACGTCAGTAATTCTATTTAAACGAAACTCTTCTTCTATTGGTTGAGTGCATGTAGGGCATGATACATTATCCTTAAAGAACTTATGTTCTTTGGTAAGGGTTGTTACTTTATTGGACAATTTACCCTTTAAATTGTTAAGCTTTAGTAACTTTTTTCCTGCACCTGTAACCTTTTCTTGATCCTTTATAAGACCAGTTACCTTAAGTTCTAACTCCTGATTAGTCGTAACATAATTATCAGTTTCAGTGATTAAAGTATTAATTTTTTCCTTACTGATAGATATATTATTTTTACCTCTCTCTTCCAATTCTTTAATAAAATTATTTTGCATGATCATTTTATCTTTCAAATTGTCCTTCTTAAGATCAAGGGATCTAACCTTTTCTTTCCTTTCCCTAATTTCATCTTTTATCAAATTATTCATTGCAGAGAAAATACGTATATCTAATAAATCTTCAATCACTTCTCTGCGATTTGAACCACTCAACTGCATAAACGGAACAAACGTACTACTGCCAAGTATCACAATTTGTGTGAAAGATTTATAATTTACTTTTAGTATACTTTCTTCTAAGATTTTTTGATTAGATCGATCATCTGCTTGTCGATGCATTAAATTACCATTGACTTCAATGTCAAATATATTAGGTTTCATTCCTCGACGAACAATATAGTCTCTATTATTCACAGAAAAGTCTAATTCAACTAGACAATCTCTTTCATTTACAGTATTCATCAACTGTGATTTGTTTACCTTACGAAATGGTTTGTTAAACAAAGCAAAAGTTAATGCATCCAACATTGTGGATTTACCAGATCCATTCGTACCTATTATTAGGTTTGTATTTTTTTCTAGAAAATTAATCTCATTCCAATGATTTCCAGTTGAAAGAAAATTTTTCCATTTTATAGTTTTAAAGATTATCATTTTTTAGGTGGAATAACAATATCATTTGGTGTAATTACTGCGTATTTGTAATTATTCATTCTGCATGTTTTGAATACAATTTCATCATCTATTTCTACAACAACCATTTTTTTATCCTCATCCTCCTCTAACATCATAGCATATCGAGTGGCATCATCCTCCTCTTGAAATAAGAACAAAACAAGATTTCCATACTTATCATCAACTGCATATACACCCTCATCTTTTTTATTTTTAAGTGTAAGAAGAAACATTACTCTACCTCGCAAGCTTGTCGATAAAGATCTTGAAATATATTTTTAATAACATTCTTATCAAATTCAATATCAGATTCATCAATGTAACGATTCAATATCGAAATTGTACTCTCTTCTTCCTCAATTTCAAAACTTTCACTTTCCTCAAGAACAAAATTTTCAATAATTTTTAAATCTTGTATACCAGAAGAATAGAGTTTATCAATAAATTTTTCAAAGTTTTTAGGATCAGATTTTTTACGAACAATTAATTTAACAATCTTATTTTTTAGTTCAGATGTATTATACAGTTTATAGTTCGTATCTTCATAATATACATTATAAAACAATTTATAAGGATTATTAACTGGAGTATGAATGAGAGTATCCGTATCAAATAAATGAAACCCTCTTGTATCATTTACATCATTCCAATACATCTCATATGGATTACCCAGATAATGTATTTTACCATTTGTTGAACGAGTATGAAAATGTCCAGAGTAAACTGCATCAAACTTATCGAGTATATCAACATCCATTCCATTCTCCATCATATGACCACGAGTAGCCCTAAATCCATTTAATTCTAAATGTCCCATTGCTACCTTACTTTTAGTTTCATTAATTAGATTAGTTGTATGCTCATAATTTTCAGAATTAATCCAAGGTAAAAGGAGAATATTTAATCCATCTACATTAATTTCAGTTGCTTTCGAAAAAGTTAATATGTTTGAATAGTCGTTTAACAAAAGTTCTGGTGAGTTTACATAATTAGTATTTTTATAATAACAATCATGATTTCCAGTAATTGCATACACTTTATACTTTCTCATTGGTTCAAAGACAACTTTCTTTGACCACTCTAAACTCTGATAATCGATTGATTTGCGACTATCAAATATATCTCCCATATGAATTATGGTATCTATTCCTTCCTTTTCTAAGGTGGGAAAGAATACGTTATCATAGAACAACTGAAAATACTCATGAAGAGATGTAGACCCCTTACGTGCACCGTAGTGGGTATCTGTAATAATTGCTATCTTCATCTATTATTATTTCGATATTGAATATTATCTTTAATGGTATTAAAGTCAGAAGCACTTCCTGATAATGAATTTTCATCAACTGCCATAACTTCATCAAATCCACTTCTTTCAATTATCTTTGTTTTAATATCTAATTGTTTCTTTTCTTTCTGTATTCTTCTGAGAAACGCATAATGTATAACCTGCGTAAAGTAAGCAAAAGGATTTTTGGATTTCTCAGGATCAAAGTTATGTATATACTGGACGCAATTTTCGATTCCATCAGAGATCATATCCTCCCTAAACATATAGTTAACGAAGTTCGGTTTATAAGACAAGTGTGTTGCAATCTTTAAGAAACAAGAACCAAGATAGTTTGATATGGGGGGTTTACCCTCCCATGGTCCTGATTTTGGTGGATCTTGATCATACTTTTTAATGTATTCACTCTTAGCAATTAGAACCTTTGATCTATAAATTGTTATTGCTTGAAGTAATTCCTTGTTATTTACATAGTGTTCTGACTTTTTTCTAGGCATAACAAATTATTGTTTTCATATGAATATTATAACATATTTTGGATACTTGACAAGTAGTGTAAATATGTGTACAATAACCTTTGTGAGGTTTGAAAGGGATATAAAGTATTTAAGTCTCTTGATTAAGCTTAAAGGTTTTTTCAAGATTCTTACGAGCATCTTCTACAGAAGATATGTAACCCATTTCAGAATCTGGTTTAGTACGTCCGTTTATATCATATACAGAATCATTACCTTCAATGTAATGATTATATAATTTAATTAATTTTTGGTCACTGGTTTCAGTCATAGTAATAACTTTATCTAATCTTATCATAAAAATATCTTCATCTGGCAATTCCATCCAAGGTTTAACTTTAATAAAAGTTCCATTTGGATTTGCAATAGTCCACATTATGACAGGATTTTGAAGAACTATAACAGTATCATCCTCCTCAGTGTTATCCACTATGATGAGTGAGAAGATTTCTTCCCCCGAAACTAATTTTAATATTGCGTAAAATTCTTCTCCCATCATTTTTTAAGTGGTATGTTAACTATATCATAATCAAAATTCTCTTCATTATAAATTTTGATTCTTTCAATTAAATGATTTAGGGTATAATTTTTTCGAGATTTATAACTAATGTCATCAGCTATATCATAAAGAGTTGCTCTTGTTTTTTGATTTCCTTTTCTTAGAACTCTTCCAATCGATTGTAAATTACGAATTCTTGATTTGGAGGGGGATGCAAAAATTATGTTGTGTAAATTTTTGATATTAATCCCAGTGGAAAAAGTCCCGTACGAGGCAACGATAATAGCATCACTCTCTTGCTCAGTGATTTCTCGAACCTTCTCTCTGTCTTCGGTGTCCACGCCACCATGAATAAAAAAGACATTTCGATTCTCAATAATGTTACTATTATTTATCAAATTGTAAAGAGGTTCTCCATGCTTTTCAACTCTTGCGAAGAGTATCAAAGTATTACCTTTGAGATCCAATGCAAGGTTTTTGATAAAATTATTTCGACGATCATGACCAATAATATACTGAACTTCCTCTTCAAAATTTTCAAATTTATTCGGTGGGTGTTTCAATAGAAGCACGTTGATATCTAGTTTTGCAAGGTGCCCTTTCTTCATGAGCTCGTCAGTTTTGATGATCTTATAGGAAGGTCCGAACAATCCCTCAAGAACCCATTTATGAGTCTCACTTCCGTCTAATGTGCCAGTGAATCCAAATCGATACTTTGCACCATCAAGTTTTGTCATTATAGATATTAATGACTTTGATTTAAATTGGTGCGCCTCATCCCCAATTACCACAGAGAATCTCTCAAAATACTTTCTGGGGAGTTTGTAGATTGATTGCCAAGTTGTAATAATAACCTGAGAGTCTGTCTCTCGTTCCTTACCAGCATATACCTTGTGGCAAAATGAACTTACATTCCAACCATAGTCTTCAAAATCTTTATACATCTGTTCTACTAACGATGTCGTCGGAACGACTATCAAAATATTTTTCTTATTGCCAACATAATATCGAACAATCGAGTATATCATCAACGATTTACCCGAAGCAGTTGGAGATATCAATAATTTTCTATTATGTCTTAGAGCGTCGTATACTCCCTCTATTTGATAATCTCTAGGTTTATACTTGGATATTGCATTAATATAATCTTTGACTCCCTCAAGGGATATCATTTCATTCACTTCGAAAGGTAATCCATAGTATTCACTATCTGTGAATTCATATGTGTATGTGTGATCTTTACAAAATTGTATAATTCGATCAAGTAATCCTACGTATATCTCTCCCTTCTGCGTATTAAAAAGTCTTATCTTACCGTCCCAATATTTCTTCTTGTATGCTGGTGAAAACTTTGCATTTGGAATATCGAAGGTGAATTGATCGGACAACTCATAGTAGATATGAGGTTCCGCATGTATCTTGAGATACACTTCATTCTTCTTTGATATAATCAAATGTGACATTAAATATGGTCATTTGATTATATTTATGTGGTTATGTCAAACCCTTGTCCATCCTTTATATGATTTTCTTGATCCCTTTCCTGTCTTTTGTGTTAAGCTTAAAAAACCATCATAATTAAATCCATGCTCTTTACAAAATTCTTTTCTATTCTTAACCTTATAAATCTTTCCCTCTGGACTTTTAATTTCAATCATTAAGTTATCCCACCTTTTATTATGTTTAGGAGTTGGTAACGTCCATCCCTTAGAATTTCCAGTATGCCCATTCAAAATATGACTTATAGAATGAATGGACAAACCATGTTTCTCTGCAAATTTCTTTCTGGAATTTCCTTTATATATCTTTCCATCTGGTCCTCTCAATTCAAAAGAAGGAGATTTCTTTAAATAACCACGTTTATCTACTTCAAGTTCATAAGTAAGAGGGTGTCCATACCTTGTCCACCCTTTATGATGATCTACTTTCCCAGATAAAAGATGTAGAAAAGGTGCAGACAATCCATGTTCTTTCATAAACTTATTTGCATTCTTCCCCTTATACTCTTTCCCATCTGGACTTACAACATGATACTCTATTGCAAGCTTCTCAATCAAAATTTGCTCTCTTTTCCTTTTTGATTCTTCTGACCATATACCTTTTTTTTCAACTCTCATCTTATGCAATTTTTCTGAAGGAGTTAGGATTGTTGATGGGTCAACATCAATATTTGTCCATCCTTTATAACTATCATACCTTCCTCTAATTACTTCCCACAGATTAGCTCCATTTAAACCATGTTTTTTAGCAAATGGGTATATACCTTTACCTTTCCAAATTTTTCCATTAGGATCTCTTACTTCAAAATCTACTGATTTTGTTTTTGCTCCCTTAAGTTGGTTGGCAATTCTTTGTTCTGGTGTAAGGTTGGCAAGTGCATTTTTACCACTAGCATATCTTTCTTTTGCTATTTTGGAAATTACTTTGGGATCTATATTCCCTCCTATATTTTTATTAATACATTTTTCCTTTCCAAATTTTTTCCAAGCTTTACCGATAAAAACTTTTTCTTTGTCAGTTAATTCTTTATAGGAAATATCAGTGCTTTCAAAAAGAATATGTTTTTCCTTTTTCATTTCCCATAAATGTTTATTTATTTTGCCAGGTGATCCCCAATAGTCTATATCTTCTGCTGCTGGAACTTTTGATTTACGTGAACCAATATAAAATTGCCCAGTCTCAAATTGTATTATATAAAGATAATAATAACTCATAATTACATACCTGCTTGAAATCTATTCCATTCTATTGCATTTTTTATTTGGTAAGTTCGATTTGATACGATTCTGATTATCTCCTCCAGAAACTTAAGTGTTGTATCATAGTATCTTATCTTTAAATCAATCTTAGTTAACCTCTCATCGGCATCTAGGTGCCTCTGTATTGCGTCTTTCTCTCTCACCTTATACGGAAATGGTTCTTCTTCATAAACCTTTGGATCTGCCTTTCCTGTGTAGTAATTATATCTTTCAAGTTTTATCTTTGCTTTTTGATCTCTTGCCTTCTCGCGCAACAAAGTAATGGTATTATAGATCGTGTAATACTTTGAGTGTAACTGTGGTATTTTTAGTGACTCATCATGTAGGTTATCAGGATCAATGGTTGCATCACGTTCCCACATCTCCTGAATTTCATCAAGATTCATAAAGGAGTTCTTCCGTCGGGTTTAACTATATTATACACTGTATATCGAAAAATTGCATCTGCTGTAAAGTAATTGACATCTGTGTCTGTTGCTTCAAATTCGAGAGAGGATAGACTGATAGGAAACAAATCAAAAAATTTAACTATTGCTGTTGTGTTGAAGTTACTGTTTAATATGTGTAGATTGCCATCACTAAAAATTATTTCCTGATCTCTTTGCCCATCTTGATTTGTAGTTGCTTTCTTAAATTGTTCTGTTGTTTCTGGATATCCAAGTCCTGTTAACCAATTATGTATTGACATATAATTTTCCATACTTTCATCAACTAAGAATCGAAGTGAAAATTCACCATACTGTAATTTATCACCAGGTACATCAATATCTTTTAGATAACTTGGTTGTAATGCTGTTCCAAGAGATATCTCAGGTATACGACTTGAGTTTGAAAAAAATGTTACCTTTGGTGTTTTTGATAAGGTAAATTTAAATCCAATTGGAGATAAAAAGTTACGATTCTCAATTTGATTGTTATATATTCTTGCCATTATTCTTCAACTACTGTGCTGTTTTTGAACCAATTAGGTATATATGAATAAGATTGACCACCAATAGTTCTTGTTATAGTCGTTCCCTTTTGTGCGTCAGCATCTGATTTATTCTCATAAATTTTTCTTTTACTATAATCATTTGTCCAGTGATTATCACCAGCATAATATTCTGCTCCATCAGTTGGAACCGCAGAACCTAAGACACTTCCTTTTTTAATATGATAAGGCATTAATCGTTCTCCACTTTTTTTGATTTTTTAGTACTAAAGAAACGTGCTCCACCTTTACTAACTGCAGATCCCGTTCCAACAGAAATACTCGTTGATTTTTCTTTGGACATTTCAAATTTTCTTTTAGCTACATCAGATCGAGTTTCTGTAGAGTCAACCTCTTCGATGAACTCCTTGAATTTTTTCATCTTACTTTTTAATTATTTAGAAGAGTTTTTCTTATTCTTTAATCGTTTTTTAAATAATTTTGCATATCTAACATCTTGTTTTGTGTATAAGTTAGGATGTTTTTTTGCTATTTTAATTATTTTTTTAGCTGCTTGTTTATCATTCATATGAGTATTTATACACAAAAAAAGAGGGGTGTTAAACCCCTCTTCATTAAGATGCAAGACCTAAATCGTTTTTAGGTATAGATCCATCTTTCCTAATTTTTTGTGGGATAGAACCTTTGTAATCCCAAGTAGGTGTATGAGTACCACCATCATAAACATAATGATATGTATTCACATAGTCTATAACCAATTTTTGAAGTTCTTCTAACTCCTCTAGAGTTTCTTTAACTCCATTATCGATTTCATCATGTGATGTAGCTCCACTGTTGAAAGTAATAAACTCATAAGGTTCTTGAGTTCTTACAAAGTCTTGCATAAGTTGTTTAAACATACGTAAAACTCTGGTGCTGTCTTTAGCATTAACAACTTTTGGATTGATGTCGAACTTCTCATCCTCTGTTTGTTCATATTGGGTTTGCCAGAATTCATTCATTCTTTCTGCCCAATCTTCAGCATCTTCTCTAGAGAAATACTCAACGTTTCCACGTCTCTTGAAATCTCTAATGACAGTGTTTGCCTTACCCTTTATCTCATTTGGAGATAATCCTAAATCTAAATCTTCAAGATAGGTTACCATTTTATCTTTTAGAGATTCAAACTCATCTTCAGTTTCGATTGGTAAGTAGGATTCAAACCGATTTCTTAGAAGTTCATGAACCTCATTGTCGGTTATTGGTTTTTGTCCAGTACGTCTATTAGCTACTGCTCTAAAATCATCAACAGCATCTTGTTCCGTTTTCTGAAATTCAGTAGGTTCGTCTCTGACGTAACGAACAGCAGGTAATCGTGTATACCCTTGACGTAGAAACTCTTCAACTCGATTAAACCAGTCTAATAGGTCATTTTCATGAACTGAACTTGCCCACAAAGACAGCAAAGGAACGGTTGACAGCAATCCTTTGGCTACATCTGCCTCAAGGGAATCCTGTTCTCCTGTTCCACCTAATCTTATTGAATTGTTTGTTGTACCATCTGGTTGTTTTCTATTGATATTGAGAATATCAATCCAAAACACGTCATCAACCTTCCATCCAGGAACGTTATGGTAAGATGACTCTCGATCTTTCAGTTGCTCCAACACAGCAATTTCTTGCTTTGGAGTTAGACCTTTGATCTTTATGAAATTATCCATAATATGTTGTCGTTGGAAATACGCTCGCAAGCGTACACTTAGTATAACATTTTTCAGAAAGATGTCAACATAGGTAATAACCGAACATAAAAAAAAGACCCCCGAAGGAGTCTTTTGAAAATATGTAAAACATATTACATAAGGTTGTTAACAGTAACTCTTCTGTAGTATCTGTTAGAGTTTTTGATGAGTTTTCCAAGACCTGCTTCTGTACCTTGAGCAAATGGGTTTGCAACGATACCATATCTGGTCTTAAAGCCAATTTTTGGCTGGAATGAGTTTTCCCCGACAGCACGTACCATCTGTAGTGGTACATATGGGCAGTAAAATAATCCTGCGTCATATGGTGATGTGCCTTTGTAACCAACAACGTAGTACTGATTATCAGTATCATTTGCTGAGAATGGGTCAATGTATACTCTGTACTTACCTTGAAGAACACCAGCAAATGTGTTGCCTGTGTCATCAACATTAAGATTAGCATTAAGTGCTGGAGTGTAATCCAATACACCTGCCATTGTAAGTGCAGAAGCAACGTCAGCAGAACAAAGGATCATGTTACCCTTTCCTCTACGAGTTCTTTGTGCGATTGCGTTAGCATCTCTTTCAATCTGGAAGATCAATCCTTTGAACTTCTCAACTGACCATCTACCGTTTGAGTCGATATCAAGGTCAAATACACCACTTTGTGCAACGTTTGCTTGTGCACCTGATTCAGCAGTTTTGTAGATAGTTCTAATAACTTCTCTGTTGATTTCAGCAAGTATTTCTGTTGAAAGAATGTTTGCTAATTCTGCTTCTGCATTTAAACCGTGAATTGCCTTAAGGTCTTGAGCAAGTTCTAAACTGTACTCTGCCTTTAGTGCTCTGGATTTCGCAGTAACGGTAACTTT